AGGTACAAACCCACCTTCAGCTCTGTAATCTTTTTCCATACCACCAAGGTCCATGATTCCACCTTCTGCCATACCGATTCTACCACCCATGTTAAATCCTATTCTTCCACCGTTAGCTGCTTGTGCATATGTTTCAATCATTTCTGCTGGTGTATATTTTCTTGATGCTACTGTTGGTAAAAAATTTAATCCTGCTGCCATGCCTTGTTTTTGATCTAGTATGTTTGCAGATTTTTTAAGATCATCTAATGCTAGTGCTGTTGTATCACTTGGTAAACCTGGTGTATCAGACTCTGTATTTTTAGTAAATAATCCTGCTGCAGCTCCACCAATTATTGGTATGATATTTTTTGCTACTGTGCTGGTAATACCACCTTCACGTACACCTTTTTCATTTTTTTCACCTTTAAATAAAGTATCAAAAAAACCTTCATAACCTTCAGGTTGACTATCAACTCTTGCTTGTGATGCTGCTTTTATTGCATCATAATCTTTAGCTTTTTTTAAATTACCATCTTCATCATACTCATCAGGTAGTCTTAATACTTTTACTTTAAGTGGATCCATAACATTTTCCTGGAACCATGATCCTATTCCATATTTTTTTCTTCCATCTAGACCCATGATACCACCATACGCTGCCATTTGTCTGTCAGGTAATACTGGTCCTGTAGGTTTAGGTTGAAAAGGGTTTACTGGTTTTGTTGGGTCCGATGGTAAAGGTTGACCACCAGACATTTGTGCTTCGGCCATAGCTTGTTCTATAAATTTTTGCATAGACATAGGCTCTAGTCCTTGTTCTAACATATCAAATTTGTATTTAGCATACTCTTCTTCTAAAGAAGCCATTATCATTTGCTCTATTTCTTGTGGAGATTTAGGACCTTCATTGCCTCTATACTTTATAGATGGTGCGTTAGTTTCTAATTCTTCTGAAATTTGTATATCTTCTATTCCCATGGTTTTGTTAGTTTACTTGGTTTTTGCAAACAAATCAAGAGCTGGCATGATGACTTTTACATCTCGTCTGACATCTTCTGCAGGGATATTAGCAGCTTTTAAAGCTTCTTCATCCTTGTAAACCTCTCCTGTTTTTGCATTGCTTATTGTTGTTATTATTTTTTCTGGTGTTAAGTGTATTTCTCTCATTATGTTGTTACCTCTTTCTTAATATTTAGATAGCTAATAGCTACATCAAACGAGTCTGATGTGCTTGCTTGTACTGTAAAGGTTTTACCACCTTCTACTATTAGCGGTTGGGTTAATAATTCTGTTGTAGTATTAGCTGTTAATTGTGCTGATTTTATAGCTGTAATACTATTGTTTATAATAGTCACTGTTGGTGTACCAGCTGATGTAACTAATATTGATTTAATAACAATAGTTTCATTAACTGCAGGAACACCAGAACCTAATGGTGTCAGTGCACTACCACTTGTGCTGTTGTCTATACCTACAAATTTATATTGGTTTACTACTGCCATTAATCTAAAAAGAAACTTCTAGCTTCTATCTCCTGTTTTAATTCTTCTTGAAATGTAGTATTTAATTTCTCTAACACCGCATCTAAATCTCTAACTAAAGATTGTGCTACATCTTCTTCATACTCTGAGCTTGCTCTAGTTAGTGTCTGTACTATTTTAGCCATTATATTCCTAACCTATTTTTTAACATAGTGTATTTAGTTCGCTCCGCATCACTAATATTTCCTGACTGTAATTTTTGTAGTAATAATATATATTCATCATAACCACTTGCTTGGTTATTTAAAGAAGCTAATCCTTCTCCGTCACCACCACCGTTATTAGTTGTATTATTTTTTGTAGATTTTTTTCCTTTACCAAATCCACTAAAATTATTACTTAATGAATTTGTAATAGAATCTGTATTAATTCCAAATGTGTCTGCTATTGATGACATTGTTTGTAAAGTTGTTTTTGCTTTATTATAAGTACCTAAACCTAATCCTATTTTACCTACTAAAGTATGCGGAGTTAGAATTGATGCTATACTAAATAGTTGTTTTACATAATCCAACGGAGTTTTTTTAATTACTGTAGGTGCAAAAGTATTTGTGAATTTGTTTATTGTAGTTCCATCTGGGTCAGGTGAAGTAACTGGTTCTCCATAATAACCAGAGCCTACGTCAAATCGTGTATGATCAAATGGATCAAATTTTGAATTATTGTTAGTAGTGGTGTTAGTAGTTGTGGATACTGGTCCAGCTATGTCTGCCATAGTTGGTCTATCATTATTACCACCCTCGCCACCACCTGTATTTGCGTTTGATCCGTCAGCATTTGTTCCAGGACTTCCAGCATCTCCTGTGCCGCCTCCTGTTCCACCACGTCGAAAGCCAACTCTTTCAACTAGTTTACCTAGTGCATACATCTGTCTAGCTTGTTGTAATCTTGTAATTGACATTATCGTCTTCCTCCAGCTTGTATATCTAATCTAAAAGTTCCTAACTTCCAACTAGTATCTACTGCAGTGTTGGATATTGTAAGAGCTATAGCTCTACCTCTAGCACGTGTGTCTACTTTATCTGTACTTGTTGTTACTGTAAAAGGACCAAGTGATGAGCTAGCTGCTGTATCATTTGGATAATTTCTTAAATCTAATTGTATTATAGCGCTTCCTTGTTGTGCAATAAAATCTGGTATAATTCTACTAACTCTCATAATGTTTTCACCATCACCTCTAAGATCAGCCATGTTAGTTGCAGCTCCTCTAACAACTTTTTGTGTAATATCATAATCACCAGATGTAATGTTAGCAGGAATAGCTACAGCTGTAGTTGCTGCTTCTTGTTGATTAACTCCTGTTTCATGTTCAAAATAAACAGTAGTACCATCTGTGTTACCACGAACATCAAAAGATGTATCAACACTTGCATTGTATCTTGTTGCATGTGGTAAACCAAATACAGCAGAATCTTCCCATGTTGTTCTAGGATAAAGCGTGCTTGCATTAGTAAACCATATAGGTCTTTTTGATGTTGAATCTAAATAACTATATGTAACAGATCTAGTATTTACATTTGATGTAGACGTTGGATAGAACCAAGTAATTTCACCAAACAAGTTATTAATACCACAATAAACTAATTGGTTAGAGGTTGTATTTAAATCATCATAAACATAGTCTTCAACTAAACAGTCCATAGATTCTAACTTACCAGCAAATCTAAAAAAACCATTGTCAGACATCCAATACGCAGCACCATCAACTTCAACTGCTGCATTCATACCAATCAATCCACAGTTAGTTCCAACTTGTTCAAATGCAAAAGTAAATGGAGTACCAACAAAACGCATAGTAAATAAAGAAGTATCAGTCCAAATGTAAATTGCATTTCTACCTAACTTACCACCCATGATCCGTGATCCGGCGGCCAGTCTTTGTGTACCAGCACTATTCTCAGCTGTTGGTGTATAGTCATTAATATCTTCTTGAGATGAAAATCTTATAAACATATCGTCTTGTGTAGTTTTATCTCCAATAGTTGTTTCTGTTCCAAAAAATACTAAGTGACGATCGGGAGTAGATACTAACATATCACGTGACGCTGTTGGTGCACCTGATATAATTGTAGCTCGTGTTGATGTTGCGTTTGTTGCATCACCATCCCATTCAAAGCACTCACCATTGTGAATTAAAGCAATTAGAGTGCTTCCTAAATTATCTAAAGACCATAAACCAGGATCTGTTACTGAGTCTGTGTTGGCTGCAGCAGATCCCCATCCAGTCCAACTAGATGTATTAGTTACGGTTGCACCATTACTGTGTGCAGCTCTGGTTGATCCTCGTGCAGCTCTTGTAATACCTGTTAAATTATTTCCTGTTATACCTGTGTATGAAATTTCCTCACTACCTACTTGAATATAGTTTGTACCAGAACTTGGAAAACCTGTGGTGCTAGTAAGTGTAATACTAGTTCCTGACCCACCTGTACCATTAGCGTCATTTAATAACGCTCCATTTAAAGTTGTTGTTAATGATCCTAAAATATTACCACCCCATAATGATATACCCCAACCAAAAGCTCCTATTTGTTCAGCAGGTCCTACATGATAGTATTGATAATATTTAACACTTCCAGATGTAGCAGCACCAGAACCAGACTCATTACTATTCATTGTAATAGTTAAAGTCGTAGGGGTTGGTACACTTGTTACCATGTATTTTACATCATTAAAATCTGCTGCTGCATAATTAGAATTAGTTGCAGCTGAAAAATCACTAAACGTTATAATATCCCCTGCTACAAATGTATGAGTTCCTGGAAAAGTAATAGTAACTGTTGGCGATCCATTAGATGTTGTAAAACAATTTGATATAGTCGTGCCTGATGGATTAACTAATGGGTGTATATCATAATATACTCCTCCAGAGTATACATATAAAATTCTGTTTGTGCCTATTGCTGCAAATTTAGTAGATGCTTTGTTTACAAAATGATGTAAACCTCTTGCAACACCCGTAAGTTTAGACTCACCTAATTGTTGCCAGCCACCTATTTTTTCAGGAGTACCATATCTAAAACGTACATTTTCTCCATCTATCCATTGAGACTCCGCACCTGTTGATGTGACTTGTTTATTAAACCCTGGTAAGAACCCTAATTTTTGTAACATATAACTCCATTTATGTATTCCTTATTGGTGGAACACCTAACATTGGCCTTCTGTCGAACCTATTCTTTTCAGCAAAAGGACCATTTAAATGGTTATAATGAAGAAATACCTGTCCGCAAGTAGTTCCTTCAAAAGGTTCTCTCCAATGCTCTAATTCACATCCACTATATACTAGCATATCGCCAACTTCAAGCAGGACTTTTGTGCCTTTAGGAGCATCGGGTTTATGTATATTTTTATATTCATCTATAACATTATCAGCACCTGTGCCGTCTATAAATATAGGCCATGGGTCACCGCCTAAATTTATTGTAGTTGATATTTCACAACTAGGTCTATCTTTGTGTCTTTTTAATTCATCACCGTGTTTATATAGTCTTGCATAGGAATAAGTAGGACATAGATCTAGGCCGGTTTCTTGTTGCATTACTGGTAATACTTTAACAAGTAAAGTTTCCATTACATTATCAGCATAACATGAGAAAGTATTAGGTATTTGTTGATCAGTCCACGTGCCTAACATACCATTGTCATAAGTAATGTTGTTATCATACATATATTTAACTGCATCTCGTTTGAGTAGAAAATAGTTAAATATAAAATTAGCTAATTCATAGCTAACTGCACCTTTGATTACTTGATATTTATTGAAAGCCATTTTGTATAAAATTAAAACTTACTGATATTCTTATATCATTTGATTCATTAGGTTCAACACAATGCCATAACCACGAAGGAAACATAAGTATTCTACCCTCTTTTGGTTCTAGGTGTATTTCTCTCCACAAATGTTTTGGAGGTTGTCCTTTAACTCTTGTAGGCATATTTGTTTGTATACCTGGTCTTGGATCATTACATACAAGTTTACCTGAATTAGGCTGTGATTTTACATAGTATACACCGCTAAATAAACTATTGGGATGTATATGTGGTCTGTTGTAACCACCTTTATAATTTATGTTAGCCCACATATTACCTAATCTTGGTTCTCTATCTAACCATTCTTCTTTAAATACTTGGTGTTGCATTTTAAATAACTCATCTACTAAAGGTTTAAATTGTGGTAACTCATGCATATTAGTTTCACTATGCCAACCATTAACATTTGTTTTTTTAACACCTGAGTTTTGTTTAGACCAAGCAATAATATCGTTAGCTAATTGTTGATTATTTAAGTTAACATCCTCTGCATATATAAGTGTGGGAAAAAATCCTTCAGCAATCATCTAAAAGGTTTGCCTCCAAACCAACAAACTAAAGATTGTCTCATACCTCTAGTTACTGGATTAACTCTGTGATTTAAAAATGATGCAAATACAATAGCGTGTCCTTGTTTAAGTTCTGCAAACTTACCTGGTGCCATTAGTTCTAAATCTCCACCTTCAAACTCTGATGGATCATTTAACAACAACGTCATTGATATTTTTCTTACAGGTGGTTCATGTTGCATGTTCACATCACAATCCATATGCCAATCATAGAACCCGCCTTGAGGATATTCTGTAAACTGTGCATTTTCTGTTACTTGTATATCACCAAAACCAAAATGGTTTTCATTTGCTGTTTGTATAAATTTGTTAAGATCACGATACATGTGTTCCATTTCTTTAAAAGGTATCCATGATATTGTTGTAACTCTTTTCTTTGTATCTGTGCCGCCACCAGGTTTATTCATGCCTACTTGTGCTGTTTGTGGTTTTTGTGCTCTACCTGATGCAATAATTTGTTGACATTGATCTGGTGTAAATAATGGTGTGGTTGTTTGAATTATCCAACTCTTCCATTTAGGTTCTGTGATGTGTCTATTTTCGTACATTAACTTACTCCTCTATTTCTAATTGGGTCATACTGCACATCCATATTTGCAGCTAGTGTTCGTCTCATACCTGGTCCATTAAATGGATATACACAGTGTCTCATATCATATGGAAATATATAAAAGTCTCGTTCTTTAATATTTGGTTGATAATCTACATTTGCAAAGTGTCCGTTAGCTGAACCCAGTATTTGTAATTTACCATTTTGTGGTTGATTTGGTGCTGAGTATTCTACACCATAAGACTCTGGTAATTTTAAAACCATTACAGAAGACAACCCTGTAAACAATGATCCTTGATGCACGTGCACTGGATTGTATTCGTTTTGAAACATAGTGTTAACCCATACAGAATTAAAGTGCATACTATATTCTTTTACCTTATTCCATTCTAAATAATGTCTAAACTTTTGTTCAAACCACATTAACACATTATCAGGTAAATGATTATGTTTAGTCATTTTATCACTGTCTTCACCATTAAAAAATAAACTATGTTCTTTTTCTATCTTACCAACTAATTGTTTGTTAGCAGGTTTTAATTCAGGATACTTTGTTTCATAAATATGATTAATAGTATTATACACATCAAGAGGTACTTGATATTTTAATACCGACTGACCTAAAAATATAAAATTAAAATCTGATGTGTTCATATTTTTGTCTAATCCTTTCTGGTATTTTATCTAAATAAGGATTGGGTACCTTTCTAACTACTGATCTTATGTTATGCATATTCTTTCCTACGATAGTATCGTCATATTTCATACCATTAACTTCTACTTGTTTCAAGTCTTGAAAGCTATGTTTAAATGGTTTGATACCTAAGAATTGATATAGATCAATAAATATTTTTTCTGGATTAGATACCATATCATTATATTTTATATAGTGACACATATCTTGATATTTATATGAATTTTTAATTGCCTCTAATTCTTTTGCAACAGCACCATCTTTATTCATAACTACAGATAATTTTTCTTCATCTGTATTTGCAAGTTTGTTAACAAATGCATCAGGATTTTCCGTATACCATTTCATATAACTAGCTAACACATCTATGGTATCTCTGAGTAATACTATACATTTAAAAGGTCGTTTAAAATGTTTCTCCATTAAATACAAATTGCCTTCAGTCATTACAGGTCCACGATCAATGATTATTGGTTGTGGCCAGTCTTTGTAATAAGTATCGTACACGACATCTAATACATTATCTAAAGACTTATGGTCTGGATAGTTTTGAAACACATCCGTTTGTTTAAGTAAAAACAAATCTTTCATTATCTCTAATGTAATAGAGTTAGGTGTGCAGGCTATCTCTGGATTCTGATTCATAATACTTGCAAATAAAGTATTACCCGATCTAGGTTGCGCTACTAAAAAGAAAAGCTGTTTACTTGTCTTTGGCTCCGAGGTCATTGGTCAATTGTTCTTTCTTGTTGTAAATCATTTCTCCTGATTTTTTAACTCTTTCTATCGTTTGTAATTGTCCAAGTACATTAAACACTTCAGGTTGACTTGAGCCTGATGTTAATGTCTCTGCTTTGTTTTTCATAATCAATGCATAAGAATCTAGTTGGTGTCTGTTAACATCTTTGTCATCAAACGAACCATCGTTAAATTCTTTTTTAAGAGTTGACCATAATTTAATCTCTCTCATTCTATCACGTGCCACTAACTGCATGTTAGCAACAGAATAAGTTTTTTCATCTATGTCTATTTGAAGTAGTTCTCTTTTTAATGGATCTTCTTCAGTCTCTAATTTTTGTTTTAATTTTTTAAGTTTAACTTCATTACGTCTAGCATCAAATGATAGACTCATTAAGTTTTCTAGGAATACGTTTTGTTCTCTAACACATTGCCAATACTTAGAAGCTTTTGTTGGATACTTTGCATCTTGCAAAACAGACATTCTCATTTCTGTTTCTGTTCTAAAGACTTGTTTCTTAGTCCAAGTATCTCTAAGTTCAGATGTCATTTCTTTAAATTCTTTGACATCATTTGGGTCAAGTAAATTATTTAAGCTAGGAGCTTCTTTTTCTATTAGTGCATGTATGTTTCTTTTTTCAGTCATTATATATCCCTTTCATTGAATAATCTTAATATAACCATTGTCGGTTATAAGTCAAGTTATGATGTTGTAATATTACTTGCTGGTCCTGTAGTTGTTGATCCAACACTATATTCTTCTGTTGCAGTTAAAAATTGTGATCCTGGAGATCCACCATAACCACCTACTACAATTGATGCAGGCGAAGATGTTCCTTTTCCACCTCTTTGACCAGAAGTTGCTGTTGTAGCATTTGTTGTAAAACTTGTTCCATCATAAATTTCAGCCGCTGCAGAAACTCCATAAGGTCCTCCTCCACATACTACAAGAGCACTAGTAGTAGTTCCACATGCTGAGTGTTGTCCTCCATGTGCTATGTTCATATTGTTATTTGCAGAAAATGAAGAACCATCATAATCTAAACATGCATTGTTAGTAGGACTTGGAGAATTAATAGCTCCAAATATAACAGCAGCAGTAGTGACACCAACTCCGTCCGTGTAATCTCCTCTTTGAGGCATTGCACCACCAGCTGTCCAATTAGTTCCATCATATTCAAATGAAGTATTAGCGTATGGTGGAAAAGAAGATGGTAGACCACCACAAATCATAAGAGCTGTTTGAGTTCCTGCACCAACTTTTCTATAAGATGCTTCAGGACAAGCATTTACCTCTGAATAAGATGTTCCGTTATACTCTTCTGTGTTTCCATAACGAACTTGTGGTGAAGGATTTGCAAGTGGGTTTCTTCCTGTAGCAACAATACCTGCTGTTTCAGTTCCGCCTCCAGCAGCATTAAATCTTGTAGTATTTATATTATTTCCTTCACTCCAACTTGTTCCACTATAAGTTTCTGAATTTGATGTTACAGCAGTAGGAGTTGCTATGTTTCCAGCAACTGCTACTTGTGATTCTTTACCTGTACCAAAATAATTACCACCATATCTAGCAGTTCCCATGTTTCCACCTGATGACCATGCTGCAGGTGTGATTGTGTC